ATTGCTGCAATATAATACTCTTAATGAATCTGGCAATTTCGGCAACCTTGTTAAGTGATTACTGCTACAGTCCAAATGAGCAAGAGCAGTAGCACCTGAAACATCCAAACTTGGTAATTGATTATTGTAACAGTACAAATAAGTAAGAGCCGTATTAGCGGAAACATCTAAACTTGTTAATGGATTATTAGAACAGTTCAATTCAGTAAGAGCCGTATTAGTGGAAACATCCAAACTTGGTAAGTGATTCTTGGAACACCACAAATTAGTAAGAGCCGTATTAGTGGAAACATCCAAACTTGGTAAGTGATTCTTGGAACAGTTCAATTCAGTAAGAGCCGTATTCTTTGAAACATCCAAACTTGGTAATTGATTACTGTAACAGGACAAAACAGTAAGAGCCGTATTAGTGGAAACATCCAAACTTGGTAAGTGATTCTTGGAACACCACAAATTAGTAAGAGCCGTATTAGTGGAAACATCCAAACTTGGTAAGTGATTCTTGGAACAGTTCAATTCAGTAAGAGCCGTATTCTTTGAAACATCCAAACTTGGTAATTGATTACTGTAACAGGACAAAACAGTAAGAGCCGTATTAGTGGAAACATCCAAACTTGGTAAGTGATTCTTGGAACACCACAAATTAGTAAGAGCCGTATTAGTGGAAACATCCAAACTTGGTAAGTGATTCTTGGAACAGTTCAATTCAGTAAGAGCCGTATTCTTTGAAACATCCAAACTTGTTAATTGATTATAGGAACAGCCCAAAACAGTAAGAGCCGTATTAGTGGAAACATCCAAACTTGGTAAGTTCTGGAAAGAAACATCTATTTTTGTTTTCATAGTTTGTTTAATTTTGCTTTCGCATTATCTAATTCATTGATAAAGGCATCATCAACTACGGCTGGGGACATAAAGTCCACTGCTTGGCGTGCTGTTATCTCCGATACACAATTATAACACATATAACCGTTCAAAAAGGTTACAATTAACGTTTGACTGTCTAAGATGTCGTAACTTTCTTTGCAAAAAGAACATACTTTTAAGTCTTTTTTTTCTACCCTATCGTAGGGGTCTTGTACTCCATAATTTAAGTGATTTCCCATTTTAATTAAATTTAGTTTGTTTGGTTTATTGTTGATTATTTTTCCACTCTACAAGTATACTATCCAAATATTCAAAAACTTCTTCTTTTATTTTTTTTTGAAATTCCACATTACTTCAGCAAAAGGCATTCCACTTTGTTTTAAATGTTCCTTTTCTTCCAATAACTCCGTACATAATTCAACCAACTGGTCAATGGCTTCCATTACTCCGATAGTAGGTACTGATGCCCTAATTTGCTCGGCTTTATTTAATTTTGTTTTCATAATTTTGGTTTTAATTGTTAATTAATTGTGCAATAGCTCTCATCTCTGGACGGTCTTTAATATTGTGGCAATAGTTTGACGCCCAGCAAGAGTCTGTAATTCTGTCCCTAACTTCCTTTCTGTCCTTCACATTTTTACAATATTCATACGCCCACCAAGATTCTGTAATTCTATCTCTTACTTCTTTTCTGTCTTTGATTTTCTCGCAATAGTAATACGCCCACTCTGATTCTATAATCCTGTCCCGAACTTCTTTTCTGTCTTTGACATTTTGGCAATAATAATACGCCCACTTTGATTCCATAATTTGGTCACGAACTTCTTTCATGTCATATATGTAATGACAATATTCATATGCCTTTTCACTAGAAGTGAAAGGTTTAATTGTTGTTGTTTTCATCTTTTTTTGTTTGTTAGTTAATTTGTTGATTTATGTAATGCTTTGCAATTATTTGGCAAAAAAAAATTAGGTCATAATTAATATCTGCCCTTTAATTTTCTTTGTTTTCAGCTTGCCTTTTTCTATCCAGTCATATACAGTCCTTAGTGGCATTGCTTTTAAAGCTGCATATTCTTTTGGCGTGAAAAGTTTGTCTATTGTTTCTATTGCTTCATTTAATTTCATCTTTTTTTGTGGTTGTTAGTTTGATAGATAATACCCGCTTTGCATAAATTTTTTAAAGTAAGTCCTTCTTTTTTGGCTCATCTTCGCCTTTTGTTTTATCGATTAAAGGCATATCACAGGTTTCTCCTACCCAACTTTTTAAAGTGAGAGGACTGGTGTAGGTTACGCTATAATGTCCATGTCCTGAAGGCATGAACCTAAAGTCTGATAATTCAATTCTTGTTTTCATAGTTTTTGTTTTTTTATTCAAAACCTTAATTGATTTTGGTTATGCAAATATATGCAACTCTGCGAAGCTATGCAAGTTTTTTATCAATTATTTTGTAATTTTATTTGTTTGATATTTAATTGTTTGCAAAGATTTGCAAAAATAAGTTGGTTTTCACTGAAAAAAAGAGGGGCGAATTTCGTCTGTTTTTGGCGAATTGGAAAAAAAAGTGACAGCATTATAATAAGGGGAGCAACTGGCATCCTCCCCATTTCGCCAGCCTGATGAAAACTTACCACAGTAAACATCAGGATTTATCTACTTCCCAGCTTCGGGAAAATTCTTTATCCGCAAATGCTTCCGCAAGCCCTGTAATTTGCTTTAATCTTAAAACTTCATCTGCATCCATTCCGAGTTCTTTTCCTATTCGTGCGTTTGTCCAGTTATGCTTTTTAAGCATTATAATAAGTTTAGCCGATAGTTCTACTTGATGTGTTCCCCTTGCCATATTATGCCTCACGGTAGATGTAATTCTATCTTCAATACCTTTATTAAGTTTTGATACAGGCAAATACCCGAACAAACTTTCACGAATATCTTTTTTCATCGCTACTTGTGTTCGTCTATGAAATCCATCAACAACAACATATCCGCTTTCATCATTAGCCACAACACAAGGCATTGTTAATCCATCTTTACGAATTGATAAAGCAAGTAAATTCATTTCTGGTGGAGCAACTTTATTTGGGTTGTAATCATTGCCTTTCACATCATCAACTGGCACAAGTTGAACATTTAATACTGGATGGTTAACACCAAGAAAATCATAAAGCTGCTGCGAAATAGCATTATATATTTTAACCTTCTCGTCAAAGGTGCAATCAGCGTTTTGTTTCAAAATTTCATCTATCATAATTCAGAATATTTGGTAATCAATTCAACTTGTTTTTCCATTTCTCTTTTTGTTGCTGAAAACGAAAGTCCTTTACACCAGTAATCATTTTTTAAAAGCACTTTTACAATTCTTCGCCAAGAAGGAATTTTCTTTGCCGCTTCCATTTTTGCATCTGAAATATCTGGAATGGTTTCAAAGTTTTCTTTCTTCCAATATTCTAAAAACTTATCAATCTTCTTTTGGTAATGTTCTTTCAAATACGGTGGCATTGTGTCCAATAAAAACTTTGCGTAGCTCTCATAAGTATGTCCTTCGGGCAACAGCACTTTATAGTTTCCTAAAGTGGTTTTATCGTTTTCGGAATATCTATTTCCAAAATTTGCTCCCTCAACCCTGTTCACAACTTTAGCCCAAGTTGTAGGCTCAAGAATTTTAAAGAGATATAGACCTTTTCGTTGGTCATCTCCATACGGCTGACAAATTCGCATTTGATGTATTGATAATCCTGCAAGGTGCATCAAATCATACACCTTGTTATATTGCCATTTTTTAACTGCATTTGCTTTCCAAATATCTTCAGTTCGCCAGTCATAAATAGGATAAGCGTTGTAAAGCTTGTCATTCAGCTTTGTTGTCCATTGCTTGCCATTAAAAGTTTCTTTCTCATCGCTTGCAATAGTTCTAAACCTGTTCAAACTTTCATCACTTCTAATTCCAACCATACAAGCGGTTTTCTTTCCATTTGCAAACCAATTACCGAAAGCAGGAACAAACTCTTCAAACTCCATTCCTACCTTAAAAAATGGAAAATAATTTACATCGTTGATACAATTCTTTGGCAAATCACGCACCCAAGCATCTTTTTTATTTTCATCCCAACAAAGCCAATGCGGTTGAAATTGGCTTACTGCATTTCTTAAATGAATAGGCAAGCACACCCAATAAGGTTTAATTTCAGGGTTTTTCAAGATTAATTCCGCAAAATCAATCGTGCTTTTATATTGTGCTTCCAAATCAATAAATAAGACATTAAGCGGCAGTTTGTTTTGTTTCCTTGCAACTTCTAAAGCCATTTGCACCATTACTCCACTATCTTTTCCAGCAGAAAAAGAAACATATACCTTTTCAAATTCAGGAAAGATAAGCTCCATTCGCTGAATTGCAGCATCGTAAACATTTATGTCCAAGTATTTCTTCATAAGTCATTTTTTATCTGATAAATTTTACTTAAACATTTTAGGATTAGTTCTGCTCTTGAATAGTCAAATACAACTTCTTTAATTATCATTTCTGGTATTTGTATTATAGCTGTTTTGTATTCAGCATGCCCCATCCTATAAGCTGCTAATTGTAACTTGTTTTCAATATAAATGCTTGAATTGCTTTTAAAGTCTGCAACATAAATATTGCCGTTCATTTCAAATTCAATGTCTAAACGCCCCCTGAACCATTTATTCTCTATGTTTTTTTCTATTGATAATATTTTTTTATCTTTAAATAGATATTCTAACGCTTTTTGATGTTCAATATTTTCAAATGGGTTTTTGTATTTAAAATAATTTTCTATCTGCTTATGTAAAGATGAACCTTTGCTTTTACTCTCTTTTTGATAGTCTTCTAATTTTATGCCTTGCAACCCTATATTGTTCGCCCACTTCATTAAAGCGGGCTTGTTTAATAATTCTAATAGTTGAGATACTGTAGGTTTCATAATTCTTTTTTTAATTGTTCAACACTCATTCCGGCAAACACATCTAACAAATTTCTTTTTCTTTCAATGTTTTTGTTTATCATATTTTCCAGTCCAACATTTCCAGTCAAATCATAATAAATACACTCTGAACTTTGTCCTATTCTAAATATCCTTCTTTCAATCTGCTCTCTTTGGGAATAATCCCAAGTTTTATCCCAAAATATTATCACATTATAATCTTGCAAATTCAATCCGTATGAATGCTTCTGTAAACTCATTATCCGAACATCTTTGTAATGCTTTGTAAGGGCTTCTTGTGTAGCAAGATACTTTGCATAAATTAATACTTTTGACTTGTCAATTTCTGACAATAATTTATCTATTATTTCAAATTTTACAGGACTTAAAGAATAATTGTGCTGCATCTTTTGAGTAATTTCTAAAAAGATATTATTATTCCGCGCAAGCAAATATTCATTGTCTAAATATTTCGTTTTTAATTTATCGTGTTGCTCCTTTTCTTCCTCAGTTAAATGGTAGTCAATATCAATATGCTGTTGCCCGATGCTTAGGGATAATTTACTTTCAAAAATAAACGGCTCAATTAATGAATATAGATAATCAATGTTATGGTATTTTTTAATAAACTCTTTTGAATATGAACGCCCATATCCTGATGAATGATAAGTTATTTTTATATATTCGCAAAAAGTATTTTTAAATTCAGCTAATCCCATTTTTAGAATTTTCGAAGAAAGAAATTCCATTTGCGACCATAGGTCAAGTAAATTACGGCTCAATGGGGTACCGTTTAATATTATTCGATATGCTGATTTTTCGGATAATTGTAATAGTCTTTTTGTCCTTTTAGCATCTGCATTTTTAATTTTCAAACTTTCATCAACAATGATGAACGCCCTTTTTGCTTGCTCACATTTGGACATATATTCTAAATAAATTCTATCGCTGTTTTGAATACTTTCAATGCCAACTATATCACAATCTAACTCACCCCATTTATTTATTTCTGTCTGTAAATTTTCTTTTGTTTGAAACGGAGTAAACCAAAGAACATAATCAGCATCAGTATTTTTAATTAATTCCATCGCAGAACGGGTTTTGCCAGTTCCCGCTTCCATAAATAAAGCTCCACACTTTACAATATTTAGTTTATCAATCGCTTTTAGTTGGCTATCTAAAAAGGTCTGCATCGTGCTTTATATTTGCTTTGTCTTGTTTTTTTGGAATATGATATATTATTTCAATATCGGGTTTACAATCATCAATATCTATCCCCAATCTGCCGACTATAAAAAATGGAACACATACATTTCCTCCAAGTTTATTATTCACAATCAAATTGCGACATAGTTTCTTTGGCAACCAGTGTTCAACTCCATTGATACGGACAAGAATTGCCTTGCCCGTATCGTGTAGGAATTTTTCAAACTTTATTCTGACTGATTTTATCATTGGATTGCTTCTGTGAATTTTTTCCAATTCAAACCACTTTCCGCTTTTGCTATCATTACTTCTGCAGGGGCAGGGTGAAAAAATCCGTTGATTTTCCAAGTAAAAAGAATTGCTTGCAAATCATTAGGATTTATTTCAGCAAGTTTAGCTACAAGGTCTTCTCTTTTCTTATCGGCTTCTTCTGCCTTTGCTTTGGCTGCTTTTTCAGCTTCTTCAGTCCTTTGCTTTTCAGCTTCTTCTTGTTTTGTTTTTCTTTCAGCAACTCTTTGTGCTTCGCCTTGTAAGTTCGGCTCTTGACCATATTCATAAAGAATTTCCTTTTCTTCTTTTTCTAAAGCAATGGAAAAATCCTCATTATTCAAAGCAATAAATCCAACAGGTGCTTTTGCAGTTGCTCCTTTATAGGTGTGAACTTTTTGTTTCCTACGATAAGCTAATTTCCCATAAGAGTTAATAGCAACTCTTTCTTCGTGACATCTCATATAGTAGCCCTGAACCTTTTCTTCTGCATCTAATGCAGTTTGAATTTTAATTTGTGGATTTTCAATTTCGCATCCAAATTCTTCAATAATTTCAGCTATTTGCTCCATTAAAGGATTTGCAATAGCTTCTTCTTGTGAGTTAATCCAATCAATATTTTGGCTTGGACAAATTATTGTACAGCTAACACCGAATGTTCCATTTTGTTTTTGAAACACGTAGGTTTTAGTTGACATTTTTTTGGTGTTGTAGCCCTTATCTAAATAGATTCGTTTTACATCACCTTTAGCCCATAATTTACCGTTGATTTTTTCAGCAAGTGTTTCAATGCTGATTGTTTTGATTGTAGTTTTCATTGTGGTAAGTTTTTTGGCATCTTTTTCCTTCTGCCATTGGCTGCATCTGTTTCTATGCGTTGTTTAATTTTGATATGCAAATATCTGCAAAGTTTTGCAAGTATGCAAGTTTTTTATCAATTATTTTGCAATTTTATTTGCATGATATTTAATCAGTTGCAAAGGTTTGCGAAAATAAGTTGATTTTCGCCCAAAAAAAGAAGGTGAAATTTCGTCAGTTTTTGGCGAATTGAAAGAAAAAGTGAACATCTACAGTTGTGTCAATCCTTCAATGGTGAAACAAAGCACACTTAGGAATTATTAAGTGTTTTTATAATTATTCATATAAGTTTGATATTAATAATATTGATACATTTATTCAAGGGGCTTGGAAGGGGCTTAGAAGCCCCTCAGGTATAGGTAATGGTATAGGTATAGGTAATAATAAAGAATATAACAAAATCCGTTGCAACCTTCGTTCTCAGGAATTTCTGTATAAGGAAGAAAAAGAAAAAGAAAAAAAAATAAATAAGATAAAAGCAAAAGCCAACAGAGGAGAGGAAAAATTACTTAACGATTAACCCTGCTATCAATCCAGCAATAGCTCCACCAACGCCCCACTTCCATTTACGGACACTTTTATCGGCTTTTATTTGGAAGGATTGAATGTCTAATGTCCTTGTCGATGGGTTGAGATTCACAACCTCAATAACTGGATGCTTTGATTTATACCACTTGTCTCTTTCGTATTGTGTAGTAATATCAAACTTATTAAAAGAAGTATGGCGTAGTTCAAATTCTTTGTCATTTACCTTTGCTTTGAAACTATACCATTCCGTACTATCACTTGCAGTATAGGTGGGATTTTTATCAACGACATGGATAACGGTATCTGTTTTAACTACAACTACTGTTTCTGTCTTTGTTTGTATATGCGTTGCTGATATTAACCGCTTATTTTCTTTCTGGAGCATCCTGTTAAGCTCAGTGAGCTTTTTTTCGCTGTTAGCATATAACACCCCCATTTTATAATTGGATGCCTCTAATACGTTCTTTTTAGCTACCCATTCCTTTTCTTTATTTTGGAACGTTAAAAGGGTGTCATTAGATGCCTTGTACAGATTCTCAATCTCGTTCTTTTGGGACTCGCAACTGTCTAAAAAGAAACATAATATTACTATGATAGTAACTGCTGATAATAAAGCCCAAGCCATATATGACTGTTGCTTTTTGTATGTTGTTAGTTTTTCCGTTGTTGTTCTCATTTTCTGTAAATAGTATTAAATCCAATGCCAAAAGCAGTGCGGATAATTAAAAAGTCAATGATAATATTAAACATAGGAGTATATAATACTACTCCAAAACCTATACATAATAACATGATAGCTTTTATTAAGTGCCAACCGTCTGTAAACATTACTGGAATGTTTAATATCCACCATTTTCTCCTTCCGTCTCCTACCATCTGATTATTATATTTATTAACCCAGCTATAGTGAGGATTCCAAAACTGTTCGTTTAAATTCCAATTATAAGGATAATGAAACTGCAATCTATCCATCAATCCATTACAAAATCCTGCTACAAATAACAGTATTATGCTAACCATTTCTTTTGTAAATTAGATAATATGATAATATCATCGCACACCATATTCCAAAAAAACATAGTGACACAAACAATGCTACTGTTGGGTTCTCTTGTCGTGATGACACCGACCCGCAGATTAAGAAAGCCATAAAGCAAGTTAATCCCAAAACGCCAATAGCTCGCTTTCGTTGGCTAAATAGAAATTTAATAAAGTTCATTCTGCAAAGATAATAATTATTGTTCACTACAAATTAATCCATAGAAACTTTTATCCCTTAATAATAGTTATCAGAGAATATAGTTATCAGATTAAGATTGATGACAACTATTAGGCTACCTATCATTACCCATATCCCTTATATGGTTATCAGTTTAAAGCTATTTAAACTATTATTAAGGACAACGTTGTCAAGTTTCAGACATAGCGTTGATTTCACTTTAAACATCAACAATGAACATAACCTCTACTTTTTGTTTAAACGACTTCAATCTTGTCGTTAGGGAGTGGCTGGTTTTGAACTCCGTTATGTGAAAATAAAAAAACCCAAACAATAACTGGGGAGCCGTGTCTGGGTCTTAGCTATTTCATTACGAAATAGTTTATGATTATTTACTGGCTTCCCCTGAGTAAACTATATGTAAAGAACTTTTTCTTATCTACAAGTGCAAAAATAAACAATGTTTCATTACAAACCAAATAAAAAGACAACTATTTTTTAATTATTTTTGCTTTGTAATGTTCACGGCAGTTTCAAACAATAATCAATTTAAATTTATTCGGCATCATCTCGTAAATTTTGGCAAGGGTATTTTGAGAATCCAATATATCGTCTTGACCATCTTTATTGATGTCCCCACGACCTTGCCCTACTAAGATGCAACCACGGCTGTTAAAGAAGTGGTTGCCATAATGTATAAGTATCTCGCTTCTTCCATCTACATTATGTATCCAAAAGCATTTAGCGTAATGTGGAGAACTGTGCTTTACCACTTCATATTCTCCTTTTGGGATACAGCTTTTTCCATATTCATTATCTTTCTCTGGCAGTTCCAGCGTATCAACTTCATAAAAAGGATGCCCCCATTCATCGAGCAAGGTCATCTTGCCAATAGTCTGAACACCGTTGTCGGGTTCTCTAACTATTTTCATTGAGAAGTTATCTTTCATTGAAAGGTAATATTTTTTCATTGAACGGATATTGTTTAGCAGCAACTGCTACAATGCTTTTATATCAGAATTAATTTCATCTAATCTCATCTTAAGATAAGCGTCTTGTCTTTTTCCCATGCGACAAAAATAATAAAATTAATTGTACTACTGCCTTCTTTCACGTGGGTTTAACCCATGCCACAATAGAAGCTATTAAAGCACTCACTGCTGTTGCTATGCCAGTGAAGTACCACTTGTTACGCTTAAACTCGTCTTTGAGGTCGTAATAGTCTCTTTTAAGAAATTTATGTTCTTTTACAAGACCATCATTGCCATATTCATCTCCTGCTAAGACCTTTTTTATCTCCTTGACATCACTTGATATTATATCAAGTTTCTTCTCAAACTCTACCAACTCGCCTGCCATTATTATACAATATTTAATGATTTAGCTCCTTTATTTAATGATTTAACTCCTTTATGCACTTTATGCAATAACCCTATGCCTCCTCCATACTGAACGGCATCGATTAAAAAAGATAATAGTTCTGGCTCTATGTGGCTAGCTATATATGTCTGATGCAATAACCAATATGAGACAGCAAAGATAGTAGTCTTTTTGCCGTCTAAAAATTTCCATAAATTTAATAATGCTTTTTTCATTTTAATAAAGTTAAATTAATTTAATTATCAATGTTTATTATATTATAGTATTCTATAGTTATTGAGCAAGCCTACTTATTATTTGAAATTGTGTTCCATCATACACTACCTGCACCATTTGTCCTGCTGAAATATCAGATGCAGCAAGTGCTGTGTTTATAGCACCAACTGATGCCTTTGTTATTGCTTTTGCCGTTAATCCATTTATCTTTAAAGTAGCCCCTCCTGTGTTAGCTACACCCATCTTTATAGTATATACTTGTCCTACTGTAAGTGCTATTATCCTTGCATCTACTATTCCATAATCATTATTTCCTGCTGTAATACTTGTATCTTCAAAATAATTTAAAGTATTGGTTGTTAATAAACTACCATAAACAGTCAATGATGAATCGTTAAATGTCCCTTTCATTAAAGGTCTTGTAGTACTTGTGTTAGCCAAATAAAAGGTATTACTTCCTGTCTCATTCATGCCTGCCGCAAATCCTAAGAATATATTACTATCGCCTAAACAAGAAAGTCCTGCTTTATTGCCTATTGCTGTATTCTTTATGCCTGTTGAATTAGTTGTTAGGGCGTTATATCCTATTGCTACATTATAATAACCTGTTAAATTAGTTTGTAATGCTTTAGAACCCACTGCTATATTATAATAACCTGTTGTATTAAATTGTAAGGTATTAGAACCAAATCCCGCATTAGCTTTACCACTTATATTCCGGCTCAACGCAGATGTCCCTACTGCTGTATTACTATCAGCTACCGAAACACTTAATGCGTTGTATCCTATTGCTACGTTATTCTTAGTTGTTTGATTGGAATACAACGCATGCCAACCTACTGCTACGTTATTCCTGCCTGAACTATTCTTATTTAGGGCACTATTACCTATCGCTACGTTAAAACTGCCTGTTGTATTCAGGTCTAGGGTATTACTCCCAAGAGCCGTATTAGCTGAACCACTTGTATTTATTCGCATAGCACCTGACCCTACCGCCGTATTACTATCAGATGTCGAAACATTTAAAGCGTAGTTTCCTATTGCTGTATTTTTCTTACCTGATATATTAAATCGTAAGGCATTAGCCCCTATCGCTGTATTACTTATGCCTGTTGTATTAGATTGTAGGGCGTGATAACCTACTGCTGTCATATTAGTCCCTGTCGTATTCACTAAAAGAGTTGAATCTCCAAGTGCTGTTGAAGATAAAGTATCATTAAACTTTATTAAATCAACTACTTCAAAAGTGCTACTTGGAGAAGCCACTCCAACGCCTACCCTTCCATCTGTCGTTATCACAAAGGAATTGCTCCCAAATAAGGCACTATCTAAAGTCCCCCCTTCAATAGTGTCCCTTACTACGCCTGCACCCCCAACTACTTGAGATAATGCTATATTACCAGTAAGGGTATCTGATGCTCTTGAGGTATCAGCATATAGAACTGAATCAACATACGCCTTTAAAGTGAAAGCCCGCATCTTTGCCGTTGTGTAATACCCTGCTGAGTCGTATCTGCTGACATCAAACCAGCTACTGTCATTTAAAATAGTTACGCTATCGGGATACTGTGTTACCTTATACTGAGCCATGCCTTGCACGCCCCAAAGGATAAATAATAATAATAAAAGTTTTCTCATATTTACAAATTTAGCAATTAATTTTTATATGGTTTTCTGTTCGGTCTGAAAATGTAAGATTATATACTGCTTGACGTGTCGTGTTGTATTTCGTTTCGCCTATGTCTTTCAGCCGTACCGACCTCCTTATGAAGTTATAACAGAAATTCTTTATATTATAATCTGTTATTTTAGTAATGTTGGCTTGTAGAAGGTTGCGAAACTCCCTTCCAATGCAACAAGGGATGACAGCTATCTCGCATTTGTAATTCGGGATAAGCTCGTTACGTATCTGCCAGTTGGCATAATTACTGTCTTTCCACTCCTCCTCTTCAAATTTAAGTTGCTCGTTGCCGAAAAATCCTGGAACTCTCATGGCATTATACCAATCTATCCCAGTATAGTCTATGCCGTCAATTATCTGTCCGTTCTGCGTCCACTCTATCCAAATAGTATTATCAGCCAAATCAACGGAATAGTTACGTAGATTGTAATTGTTAGTATATAGAGTGTCCGAAGTGTACAAAACTCTGTCTATCTTTATACGATAGTTACCTTCGCCAAAAGACGAGAGCACAGAAGCCCACTTTATCTTGTATCCTTTTAAGTTATCGTTGCCTTTGAATCTGTTGTCGCCAAAATCATAAAACGTGCCATAGGTGTCATCAACCAACAACGCCACACTAGCATACGTGCCTCCTGCCTCTTTTTCTAAGTCAAAATCTATCGTATGCGTGCTGTCATATCGCTTATATAAGAAGGAGCTAACATCGTTTTGATGTGCTCCAGTGCCTCCTGCCAGTGTTAAATTAACATAACAGCATCCTGCAACAAAGCCCCTATCTTCCTCTGTGAGGGTGTCCTGTGGTATAATCAAATTGACAATCCTTTGGGTGGCAAAACCCCTCAATGTCATCGGCGTTCCGTTGGTTAAAGTTGTCGTTATCATTCTTTTATTTTGTAAAATCCACTTTCTGTTATCTTTTGTGTCCCATCTTCCATAAGTTTAATTTCGTCTACTATATCGCACCCATCGGAACATGTATATTCTAAAACGCTACCACCATAGCCGCAAGCGTAGCCCTTTGTAGTGCTTATCATCTGAATGTCAACAAGTGCCTCTATAGCTAATCCAGTCTGCTGTGTCCACGTTGCTCCTCCATCATCTGTATAATATATCCTTCCGCTAGTCGTACAAATCCATCCATTTAAAACATCCACCATCGAGATGGAGAATATGTTTAACGTAGCATCTATGCTTATACCTGTCCATGTAGTGCCCCCATTGATAGTCTTTAAGACAGTTCCGCTATCACCCACACACCACCCATTTGAGGAGTCGATAAATATTATCTTTTTCAAATCTCGTATAGTGCCACTTGTTTGTGCCGTCCAGTCCTCGCCCACGTTTGTCGTTTTTAAAACAAGCCCACCACTGCCACATGCCCATCCAGTAGTAGCATCAATAAAATAAATATCTGGAATATATGACCCCACAATAGTACCTATATATTTCTGTGTCCACGTGGCACCGCTATCAGTAGTTTTATAAATTCTATCTGTAAAACTTCCCATGAATCCCAAGTCTTCCGTTATGAAAAACAATCCCCAATTAATAGATGAAGATGGAGCAGTCTTGGTAACCCATGTAGTACCTCCGTCTGTTGTCTTCGACACGAACCCATTTTGTCCACAAACATATCCTATCGAAGCATCGAGGAAAAAGATATTAAAATAGATACGATATACGGTAGGTGCTGCTGGCGTCCACGTTTCTGCTCCGTCAATAGTTTTCAACAAAACACCAGCCGTTCCGCAAACATATCCTATGTCTTCTGTCACAAAATCCATTGCCAGCAAGTCAGCCATAGTCTCGGGTGCTTTCACTTCCCAAGCACATGCAGTAATGTCTTCGCAAGCCGTCCCCATGCGACCGCTAATCTTATATTGTGCCGAAGGATTTAATCGCTCATAGTCTATTGAACATTCTGTTATTACAGTAGTTGCTCCTGTTGTTATCTTGGTATAGCTTTGTCCTGAAAGTGGTATTAAGGGGTCGTTGTCCGCTGCCCCCCTGAAGGATGATAGCTCCCAGATTCCTGTCAGTCCCCCTTGTTGGTATTCTTCTAATCTTATAATGGCGTACAATACTACCTCTGTGATTAACCCAGTCAAAGAAGTATACGTTATCTTTATGTCGGTGTTTTCTTCGTTCAATATTGCACCGCTTACATCATTGGACGACTGGTCAAAGGTCTCAACCAAAGCACTCCACTTTGTTGAAGGGTCTCCTGTGTCGTCTGTGTCGTAATAATATGTCTTTATGTCAGGGGAAATAAATCGGTAGGGAGTGTCAACAACGCCATTACTTACAACGGCATCAATGAATACTACTATCTCGTAATTTGAAAGCCCTGAATAGTTAGAAGTAAGATGGTTTAAATTGTTTTTTTTCTTCGTCTTGTCATAAAAAACAGTATCGGCATCCAACAATGGTATCCAGTCCATCCACTGTAATTTTATCCCGATGTCTAAATCGTAATGTTGCTTGCCAGCAACGAGTGCCATCTTTTGTATGCGTACTAAATTAAATTGACTATCATCTACTAATCTGAACCCTCGTGTGATGTCTATATCTATCTCTTGTATTCCTGAACTTATAAGAGTGGCAGAGAAATTAAATGGCACTTTTCCAAACTCAAAACTGTTTCCTGTTGATGAATTATATGCCATCAGTCGCACATTCATAGTCTTAATAACAGCATCTAAAGAGGTATCAAGCCAAAAGTCTGAGCTTAATAATATTCCGTCTTCAACCCATCCTTTGAAATCTGTCTTCCCTTGCGTTCCTTTGTCAAAAGGATGCTCATAAAAGTAGTTGGTATCAACGCCCATAAGGTCTGGTACATCATCATTTGCAAAAAAACTACCAATATCACACAATACATTAACGGTATTGGCTGCATCGATAAGTTGGGTGTGGTCAGTAGTCGCTACGGCCATGATAAATTTGCCCTCCTCAATTAATGCTTGCTGTGCTATAGTGAAGTCCACATCTGCCGTTATCACCAACTTATCTGCTACTACATTCCCTATTACGTTGCTCAATATGCCATTATCGCCGCTGTTGCTATTGCCGTCCGCCAAAGCAAAACATGTATCGTAGGTGAAGTTTGTGTCGATATTTGCCGTTAATGAAATTTCTTCGTTTAAAAATACTATCTGTAGCTGAAATTTACTATAATCTTGAAGAAACAAGTTGTTTACGCTGTCTATCGTAATCGTTACCCCTGTCGTTTCTGTTATTGAAATGGTGCTTTCGCCTTCTCCGTTGGTATAGACAATACTATTAAAAGAGTATTCTACGGGAGTATAGCCGTTAAAGTGCTCATCATAATACGATGAATTTCCCCATGTTTCAGGTATCAAGTCATCAGTAATGGTATGTTTTGTGATGGGATTTAACTTTGACGGCTTTGCGTCAAATTTCGCTATATGTCGTAAGCTATTGTTTGCCTCGTAATATGTAGGTTTAGTGCCATCTTCTAGATTGGCAATATTGTCAAAGAACGGAGTTAAAGTGAAAATCTCTGTTATTTCAAATTTCTGGTGGTAAACATTACCTGCCGCAGGAACTTGAGTACATTTTGCCGTGACGCTGTCGCTTGTCATCCTCCAGCTAGGATTTACACCCGTAGGTGTTGCCGTTACTATAGTTGCTGCTGCATATTCGGCGGGCGTAAAGTCAACAGTATATTTTCTTGTCGAAATACTATCAACTTTTGAGACAAAGTTTGCTGGATCTTCATTTTCTACAAAGTTAGAAAAGTAGTTTAAAGCATATTGTGGCGTTTTTAGACATACTATTATTGATATTGTGTCATTGCCATAACTAGGGAGTGCTACATTTACAGTGATAGTAAGGTCTGTTACGTTCGTTATTGTTCTATCAAGGTCATACGGTATACTGTTCCATATACCAATGACCTGAATAATATCGCCTGTTATAAATCCATCTTCCCTAAAGCTCCCCGTCTCCCTCGTTATCGTATATTCGCCTATCGTGTAGGTATTATATTCAGAAGCCTCTGATTTTGCGAATACTTCTATCTCTGTAACCCTCTTATATCGTCCTCCAACCCATCCCAATAAGTAGTTAGTATAAAGATTAAGATTAGACCCTAATGCTGTACCGTTTATAAACTGGTTATAATACTTCCTGCTGTTTACTTGTATCATTAAGTATGTCTTTTATTTTTAATTTTCCTACCTTTGCATCTTCGTACATCTTTTGGTATCGGATTTTTAACTCTTCAGGAGCGTCTTTCAGCACTTTTAAAAAGAAGTCTTCGTTTTGCTTTATAAAAGCTTTTAGCCCATCTACTGTCATGCTATCCTGTCTTTTAGATTCTTTGTAAATATGCTTTTTATCCTAAAATCTGCCGTTGCAAACCCTCCGTCAATGTTACCCTCTATCTTGTCAAACTTTCCCTTATCTCCACCCTTCGTATTAAACCAGCTATTCTCCTGCAAAGAAACGAAATTCTTAAAACAAAAAGGTATCTTTATATTTTCATAAACCTTATATTGAGAATAGTTGTCATCTTCTACAGAAAAGGTATTTATGTAATAATAGCTGTAGTGAAGCACCTCTGCATTGATGATGCTTCTATAATTTACTGGTATCTTCCCCCCTTTTAACGGCACTATCTTCGGCACGCTTGTAAAGTCATTGGCAATGCTCAACGCCCCTTTTCTATCTTTTATCTTCGCAGAATATCCCGTGCCTAAAAATGTATCCACCTTCTTCGCTAACTCGGACAACCTATTTTCTACATTTGTCAGCTTATCTTTTCTTGTCGGCAAAGTTACGGCAATGTTTACTTTTTCTAATCCCTTTAATGTTACATTTTTTTTATTATTGACAATGACTGGCTCTGTTATTCTTTGGAAGTTTGTCTTGTTGTTTTTATAATTCGTTAGCGTGGTATCGTCCCTTTCGTCTAGTGCGAACTCTATGTTAAGGTTACTATTTATCTCGGAAGCGTTGTATTTATATTCACGCAATAGAACATCAGGAAGGGTATAATTGCTTAAGGTGCTCCAATAGTCTTTTCTTTCTATATGTATCACAGTGCCTATCACCCTTATCTTGCCATTTATCAAAGTCTTAAAGAATTGTAGAATATCATAGTATGTATACAACTGCCCTTTGTTGGTGGGAAATCCGTAATCAACGACTTTATTTCCGTCCAATTGTACTATCTTTCCGTTTTCCGCCTTGCCCTCTTTTACAGGTAGTATGCAAAGGTTTTGGTTGTTTGTGTTGTCAAAAAAAGTACTCTCGAAAGTATATCCCATGTGTTCAGCTCCTACTTCTAGCAACTTTTGTAGCTTCATAGCTTTGTAATACCCAACAGGAGCCATCAAAGCATCAAGGAACTCCTCTATTAACTTCTTTAGTGCTATTGTCATCCCCGCCAAAAAAGCGGTATCTACCGCTGCTAATGCTATCCCAGCAGCGATACTACCTGCTGGGTTGGGTGGGTAATCTACGATGTCACCTACTACTGTGGCGGCGTCTTTCCCTAGCTGCCTTGCCCCATCATATATCTCTTTTGACATCACCAATATAGCAAGCGATAATAATAGCACTTCTTTAATATCTGGCACGTGAGCCAATACATAAGGTATGTTTACGAAGTCCGTTTGTTTTATCTCGCCCTTTGAGAATAGATACGCAAAGCTAATAGCTTGACTTCGCTCCGTGAGTTGATTTAATCCCCCCTTGCGTTTTAATTTTACCCTGACAGTATTGCAGTCTACAAACAGCATATCGTTTGTCATGTCAAGCAATCCATTGAATACATCTAGCCGCGATGTTCCGTCTGTTATCTCTATCCGAAGGTCAGGTGGCTCATATATGCCAACACCCCCCCCATCGATTCCGTCATCAATCCACTTTCTTATATCGGCATTGGTAGCTAACACAAATTCTAGCTCGTCCGTTTCTATTGATGGCTGCACATTCTCATCCTCAAAAGTCATGGCTACCGTAATACCCTGCCAGTTGTTAGCTATACCAACAAGATTGTTGTCCAAATACATTCTTATCTCATTTCTCATAACAGAGGCATCTTATAATGTGTCTTTTTCTTTCTGTCTTGGTATCTTACTATATTGATGACCTCTTTTGTTGAAGTATCAAAATAACTTTCTACGTTTGGAAGACTATTTTTTAACTCATTTCTCATAGCTTGCATCTCAACTATTAAAAGATTAATGTCCCTGTCAGACTTAGGAATAGCATCGGTCATAAATCTCGTGTTGTCTATATACTTCTCAAATGTACCTTCGTGCATAGCTTTTAACATAGGCTTGTATTCTTTCGTCTGTTTTGCGGGCATTATATATTCCGTGCCTTCTTCGCCTACCATCGCTAAGGTGGCTTTGTTTGGCGTTTCTCCACCTTCCGCAAAAGCTAGCGACGAGGCTATCGTCCTGGAGAAGGCTTCGCCAATGCCAAACTTGGTGATGGCATCCATTACGCTGTCGCTATTTGCTAAAATGTTCCAGAATGCACTAATCTTTTCGGCTATCGCTTTCTGCTTCTCGGCTTCAATTTTTTCCTGCAATGCCTTTGCCCTTTGTTCTTGCTCGAATTTCAAAGAGTTTTCTAACCCGTTTGCCGCAAGTTGTTCCTGCCTATCAATCTGCTTTTCTGTAGCTGCTATCTCATCATCGGCAGCCTTAATAGCTGCATCGGCTCTTTTCTCTATTGCCTTTATAGCTTGGTCAACTCCGTAATCCCTTATCTCTTTTATCCTTTTCTCTTTTGCTAATTCTGCATCAATTTCTTTTTGTCTTTTATCTTGAAATAATTTAAGCGTATCGGTTTCTGTTTCTGCACGTCCAATTACTTCCTTTTTTACACTGTCGTCTACTCCCTTGCTTTGTACTTTTTGCAACACAATCTCTGCATTAATTAGCTTGTTTATCTTATCAATCTTATCCTGCGTATTGGCTATTGCTACCTTTGCCCTTATCACATCAGTATCGGATGCTTCTTTGTTTTCTGTAGCTAACATTTCTAATGCTTTCTCTTGTTCTTTTAGTAGTTTTTGTAATTCTTCTAGTCGTGTTTTTTGGTCTGTTTTCTTATCATCTTCGCTATCTAATAATGCTATTCTTTTTTGCACTAATACTATCCAATCATTAAACACTTTTAATTCTCCTTTTCTTCCTTCAACAAATACCTTAGTATCTGCTATTGCTATTTCTCGTAATTCGTTTAGATTATTTTGTGCGTCTGCAAATGTTTCTCCATTTTCTAATAATGTCTTATCTTGGTTATTTATTCTTTGCTGTATGCTTTCAAGTTGCTTTAACTCTAATTGTTGTTGAGTAACAGACTCTGTTTCTTTTTGCGATAATGCCAACTTCTCTTTTCTTTCTTGTATATCAGTTAAAAGTTGGTTTAATCCTTCTTTACTAAGTGAATTAATAGCTTTTAATCTGTCTTCTATTGATTCTTGTTCTTTTTTGTCTAATGCTAATGCCTCTCTTTGTAATGCAATAGCTTTCTTTTTCGCCTTGTTCATCCTATTTTGTTCTTCCACTGCTTCACGAGCTGAATCTCTAAAAGCATAAAAAGCTGCTACTGCCGTTGATAATATAGCAACTAAAGCACCTATTATGTTAGCCTTTGATGCAGTATTAAAATCCTTCATTGCAATAGTGGATAATTTTATTCCTCCAGTGAGGGCAGCTTTAGCAACTCTTAAAGCATTCGTTATAAATGTATATGCCTTCATAGCATTATTGACAATAAAAACAGTTGTCTTATATACAACAAAAGCACCAGTAACTAACGATAATACCTTTAGAAAATTCCTTATCTCATTTATTCCAATGTTTTCAACAAATGATTTTAAACTCATTACAACAGGGGATATTCCTTTTACAATTAATTCTCCGAATCGCTCTTTTAAATCTCCTACCGCATTAGATAATTGTTTAAATCCTCCGTCTGCAAGTGCAGCAGCTTCAGCACTACCCCCATATTGTATATTTAGTTCATCTAATATAATTGTTTGTGCTTCTGCTAATCTTCCAGATTCTGCTAGGTCTTTTATTACTTCTTTTTGCGATGTGCTAAATTGAATCCCAGACTTGCTTAATGCAGAAAGATTCGCTACTGGGTCGTTTAGTGCTTTCCCTAATTGTATAGAAGCGCCTTTTAAATCGCCATCCAATCGTGTTGCTAAATCTAGTGCAGCCTTTTGTGTTCTTTCAAAATTAATACCAGCAATATTTGTAAATGTTAATAGTTGTGCCGTTGCTCCTTGTAATATCTCATCATCTCCAAATAGTGTAGTCTTTTGTAAATCTGTTGCTTGTTTTTGTAGTTCTTCTATCGTAAAACCAACAGTGCCACCAGTTGATTCTAACCCTGCTCTTACTTGAGCTATCGCTTTCTCACTTTCCCTAAAAGCATCCACGCTGCTTGTTGTTACCGATTTTAATGCAGTTATACCAACCGTGACTCCTAAAAAGCCCAGTCCCTTTAATAGTACGTTCTTTAATCCACTAAAAGCACTTTTATAGTCGCCTACCTTACGCTGTGAGTTGCCTATTGTGGTATCTAACTGCTTAATCTTAGCATCTTGCTGCTGAATTGTAGTAAGAAGTTTTCCTCCTACCTTAATATTGTTACGCTGTTCCTCTGAAAGATCTCTATATTTTATCCTGTTCAACGCCAAAGCGGAAGATAGCTGTACCATACTACCCTGCTTCGCCCTGTTTAGATTTATCTCTTGCGTAGTGATTGAGTTGTTCCTACGTATTACATCTTGTACTTTCTTTGCCTCTATTCCAGCATTGCTCTGTGCTATCTTTAGCTTGTTTTCTGTAGCTATTAGCTGTTCCTGAGCCTTTCTGTTTAAATCTATTTCTTTTCGTAATCCCTCAGTAGCTTTTCTATTCTTTTCTATCTGTGCAGGAGCGTCTTTGTCTGTTAGTTTTATCCCTTTTGTTGCTTCTTTAATCTTTTTTGCACTACTAACTATCTCTTTTTCTGCATTTTTAAAATGTACGATAAGATCCTCAAATCCTTGCTTAAGACTTTCTTCGTCTATTAGTTCGTTATATTTAATTGGATTTGCCATGTATCTCTAATAAGCTATAAAATTCAAATACTGTCATCGTCTTGAGGTTCTTTTGTGTGTTCTTTTGTAACATATTACATAATATCTCAAAGTCTTTGTCGTGCTTCTTGTCGTCCCCATAGTCGCTGAAGTTCTTTATATCCATGTAATGTGCTATGTGCTTCTCAATCTTGGCTATAAGCTCCTTGTTGTCCTTGTTTTCTATTATCTCATCTAATTCTAATACTAACTTTTTAATCTCTCCACCTAATAATTCATGTCTTCCGCTACTTGAGAACAACGAATCAAAGTGTGTTTCTAGTTCGTCATAGATTTTTTTTTTACTTCCTTAGACTTCTCATCCATCATCTTTTTTACCAATCCTATGTCCTTTAACTTGCCCAACGTAGCACTTATCTCTCCGTCCGAATATCCTACTTCGTTGCCATTGATAGTCTTTACCAGACAAGCAAAAGCTAAACTTTCAGGAGAAATCTCATTCATGATATGCCAAAACAAATGCCTTATGTTGCTCAATTCTATTACTGTTTTGTCTTTGTTTTCCCCGCTAACGAGTTTGAATAACCGCTCAAAATGACCATCAAAGTCCCCTATGCTGTCCCCTATGCCACTACTTATAAGCTGGTATTTCTGCATCTTTGAGAATGCCACAATAGGCATACTCTCTATGTCTTCGTATAATTCTACTTCGTGCCTTCTTATTCCTTTCCAAATAGTTATCATGAGGTATATGTATTAATGGTACATTTAGTATTAAGATAATATACGGTACAATCGATACGCAAAGCTCCGTATCGTTCTTTGAGAAATTCAGGATTAATCTCTGAAATGGAGAAATCGGAGAACGCATCCTCCACCTCGTCACTTGTTCCATTTACCTCCAACCCCCTTACGTTGCCTAATTTAATAAGTACGTCCTCTTTCAGTAGCTCTGTAAATCTATATTGTAATGTGTTGTCAATCTTTTCTAAGTCGAAGAAAATAATAACGGATATTTTCCTTTGTATATTATGTATTTTGCTCCCTTTCTCTATTATTTCTTCAGGATTTACATAAATAAAAGAATACGCTGTTAAATTATCGTTCGGGAAACCATCGTAGTAGTCGCTTTTCCATGATTGAAATATAGCAGGATAGGTTACTGTCCTACTATCTACTAATCTAGTATGCTTGTATGCACGCCCAAAAGACTTAGTTATCCACGTCAACGATGCTAGCTGCGTCTGTATCTTTTTAATGATAACATCTACTAAATGCGGGCTTGTTATTACTTGTTCTGTCGGTGTAGTGTAGCTCATATTACCATCTATTTATTTCACATTTACCATTCTTTACTTTTACCGTTACCTCTTCGTCTGACTTCGTACATACTGGCACTACCGCCCCATCTGGGAAGTCAATATATTTTCTCATCTCTGACCTATTAAAGTCGCATGTAGCACACCTTAATCCCCTATATCTTATCACGTCCCCATCAACGCCCAAGTCATTACCCAACAATTCTATGATATATTCAAATTTACCTTTGCCTTTTCCACAATCACTACAAGCCATTTCTGAAATATATTAATAAATCAGGTTTGAGGAAGTCGTTTTTAAACTCATTCAAATTGCTCTCTGTTAAATACAATATCGCTTCTCCGTATTCGTTTATTAAATTAGTTCCGTCCTCTTTTACTGGGTCTGATGTTATCTGTACCCCCGCACTTGTCAAAATAACCTTTATGCTTTTGTGAAACTCTCCTGTATCTCTTAATGTAATATGGTCAATCCTTTGTCCTTTTGTTGATTTTATTTTCTTAGTATACGGTGAATACTCGCCTAAACTTTTACCAAAGCCATCAATACCTTTGCTCCACATCTGGTCATCCGTGATGTCGTCCTCTATGACGTGCTTGTCTGCCTCAATAGACTTCTTTACGGCATTAAGCACCCCCGCCTTGACGATATTTATCTCTTTTATTTTTCTGTCAAATAGCATAAACTAAAATAGCCCATAGCGTTGATGCTATCGGCTACTTATTTTTTTAGTGGTTGAACTTATTTTTTTTTTACTTCGGCTTCCTTATCCTCCTTTTTGGGCTCTTCTTTCTTCGTCTCTATTAAAATCTTCCATCCCGCCTTTTTGTTTGAAGGACTTTCAATTATTCTCATAGCATCAACCTCATCAAGAGTTTGTTTCAATTCGCCACAAATGATAGTTACCTTCATTAGTTTGTTATGTCTATTAAAGCATCAAAATCTATAGGAGTTGTTTTCGTAGCCGTATTTGACCATCCTGATTCTAACTGAAAGCCGAAACGGTTTTTATTCATAGCTCTTTTTTTCATCTCGAGGTCTTGCATAAAAAAGCTGTTGTTGCTGACTTTAAAAGCATAAACTTTCGTTCCACTTAGTCCGTGAATAATATTTCCTTCGCTGTCAATTAACATTACATAAAGTACTTTTTCACATGTAAGTTGTTTAAACAAAGCAACGGTAGACTGAGGAGCTCCCCATAATTCGCCAGTAAAAACTGTTGGCTCGTAGCCAGTAACCAGTTTTCTTAAAGTTGCTTCTTCCGTGATAGGAGCACCTGGCTCGTTCTCTACGTTTTCAAGAGTCGGAGTTACTAAAGTCTTTGTCCCATCAACGGCTGCCAAAGTAGCAGTCCATTCTGCTAGCGTACCTAACTTGGCTACAGTAGACGGAGCAACAGTACATTGAAACTCTTGGAGCCGGCAAACGATAATTTTTGAAATTTCGGAAAATTTAACTGGACACGAATAATCCGTGATTGTTGAAAGAGATGCCGCATTCGGACATGAACATAAACTTGCCATAATTTTATTTGTTTTAATTAATATACAAAAATAAAGAGTATTATTTTATTTAAAATGTACAATTTCTTACAACCCAACAAATTCTTACAACCCAGCAAAAGAGAACCTATCCCTTGCAGGAAGAAACATGCTATCAATAGAAGAAAGGTCAAACTCAGACTCTTTAATAGCTTGCTGTAGCCGCCACGATAGACCTATCTCTCTATTGGCATCCGTTCCGTGCAACTCCGCAAAGGCATACGACCTTGTCTCTTTCTTTATGGCATTGTTACGGGTGGAGTTGATAATCCTTTCTAACATGTCATAGGCAAACTGATAGCCTATTAAATTTGCAAACATATTTTTATTATCTGAAATAAAAGAAGTAAAATCAGAGCTTACTGTTATCTCAAAATTTAATCCGTGAGTATATGTGCTGTCTTTTATATCTCCGAGAGGAGGCAACTCGACACCTGAATATGTATCTACATAAATAGGTTTAATGCCAACGTATTTAGTAGCATTTTGTGTCCCTGAATCCTCAAAGCCCCGACCTATAGCTTGCACCGACCCTAAATCTGACTGCTTATATCCTATATAATATTTTCCTCCTACATAGTTGTCGCTTAGATATGTCATTATAAAGGTAGTCAAATCGGTAAAGGTGCTGTTATCTAATACCGTTGTAACCTCTTTAGAAGCTATCGCTGTAGCTTGCGAGCTATGATAAAGATAAATGGTGAATGTCTTGATACCATCAAACTGGGTTCCTATAGAATTAATCGTTACTTTTATATTATTATTCTTCGCTAAATCAAATTCGTATCCCACAAAGTAGTTGTTATTATCAATCAAATTAGCCATCTCTGGCTCATTGTCAAATAAATACATCTTTTGGATTAGGTCTTTTACTTGCGGCTTTTTCTTTTGTATCACTTCCAGTATAACTTTAGCGATAGAACCCTTCACCATACTAGATAATTCAGTATTAAGATTAGCCGTTGATAGTGTTGGCGGCAATATGTTCTTGATTGTTTCCGTTGTTATTAATGGATGAAAGTCGTTAAAATACAACCCCGATGATGTTGCTATGTTTTCTGCTGTCAAGATAGCAAACTCTGTTTCTAATGACTGCCTAAACCCTACCAGCCCGAATAGGTTGGTCTGTAATGTTGAAAGGTTATAAATCATTTTTTTTAATCAGTATTTAATTAATTTCTATAATGTTATAATGTTCTTTTGTTATTATCTTGTCTATCATTTCCTTATATTTTAAATACAAGTCCTCTTCTATTACCCATACCCCCGCCTCTATCTCTACTGCTTTTATCTCATTGTATTTGTCAATAGTTATTGAAAGCTCGTCTTTATGAGCTATGTCGGTTGTAAGGTATCTTGTTGTCATTGTATTAATAGTTTTATAAGGATGCTAGATATGCCTGATATGCTGTATAAAGTGCCAATGCTTGTGGTGCTGTTAATTTTCCTCCTGCATACCACATTGTTATTTGCTGACCTGCCAACCCATTGGTGAAAGAGCCAATATTGTTAAGTCCCCCGATAAAGAATGCTAAAGGGCATAAGGAATTACTATTACTTGTCGTTGTCCCTACAGAGACACCATTAGCAAACTGTTCTATAGTTGTATTATTATTCCTTTGATTATGAAACATTCCAGTGGTAATTCCGAAGGCGTTTAAAGGCGTTATGTTAACACCGTTCATAGCTTGGTCAGCAGGAGCACCAGCATTATCTAATTTTAGATAAGCCCTATTACCGAGTACTGACAGCGTCCCTGTTATGTATGGCGAGCCAGTTGATGATGATAGACAGATACCGACAGAAGCATCATTTAAAACATAATTAACACCATCTATACTTGGTCTAAAATTAGAGTTGAGATATCTTGTAGCAGAAGAAGCATATCCATTATCTGCGGTGAATACCATTGCATTGACATTAGTAGCATTAAGGGAGGGATTTTTCCAATTAATCAGAGATGCTTGGGCGTTGGCTGCTATAAGCACGTATAAGGCATCTAATATATCCCATACATTCCCTGCCTTTAAAGCTAATATGAAGTTGTTTATTGCTATTTTTCTCGCCTCTGTTGGTGGAGTTGTCATGGCTGCGAATAAAGCCAAAGCATCAGCATCATAGCTAAAACCATGTTTAACAACTTTATTGTTCACTGTAAGCCATTTACTGCCCACCATGATAGCTGTGGTTGTTATACTCGGAGTTGAAACGGTATATGTTATTGTTAGTTTTGGTCTTAAAGATGCTGTAGCATAATCACTACTTGCGAAGTCATGCCCTGCCTCTGCAGTTGTCATGTGCAAACCATAATTGTTCCAACTTCCACTATACCAATTCTGAACAGCAGTAGTTATATTAAAAGACTTCCAACCTGTACCCGAAGTGGCATAATTACCTATATTCCCACTAATTATAGGTTGGTTGTTCCAAGTAACAGTATTTTCCAGCCAACTTTGAGTTATTCTCGTTAATACCTGCGTACCTCCACCATAGTTAACTACTACATATAATTCCATGATAGCACTTGTTATTGTTGCACCTACAGGGATAGAAGATAAATCCCATTGTATAAGTCCATCAAATTGACCAAAATCCTCATCAAATCCTGAACCTATTCTTATATCAGTTCCATAATTAGTACTACCTTCAATATCATTTATATACGCATCTTTTCCTGCAGTTGCATCTGGCTGTAAGATAAGAACCGTTTGAGCGAAGCAATTTACTGTCAGGAATAATATTAATATGGATAATATATTTTTCATTTTATAATCTATTAGCCCCAAATCCCCCATGTGTTATCGTTACTGTAGAACCAGCACCAGTTCCCTTTACTTTAATCTTTAATACTTCTCCTCCATCCAGCCACACTCTAGCACCCCATGAAGTATTGCTAATGCCTAACAGAGTAGGGGTACACTCTGCTTCAAATGTTTCATTTTTAACATCATCAATGAATAATGAAAAGTATACTGATTGTAGTGTTATTGCTGAATAGCTGAATGATGCGAAAAAATTAATAAAATAATACCCACTACCAGTAGCATCCAATGTAAGTGTTGAATCGGTTGCTGTAAAGTTTTCTAACAATGTATCCCTCCAGAGAGCAGTAGTGTAATAAGCACCTGCATCTGTTGTTGTAATCGTGCTATCACCATTAGTAAGTAATTGAGCTAAATAATACGGTGATATAGTCTTTCCGCTTAATACATTCGCAAAGATAGTATCTGCTGGCGTTCCACTTGAAGCTAAATTGCCAGTAAATGCCGTTGCATCAATGCTCCCATCAATGGTATCTGTGCCTATTGTTACAACTTGGGTCTTAATGGTATCAAATTGGGGACTTGCCGTAGTTCTTAGGTCTTGGTCAATATATGTATGGTCTGTACCATTAGAACTCCTATGAACGGTGTTTAGCCCTACCCTTGTGCTTATTCCTGTCGTATCTGTGATGTTTAACTTTAAATTTATCCTATTACTCAAACTGATTGTGTCAGCACTATTCAATTTAAGGTTTATTCTATTAGATAATGATGCCGTGTCAGATTTATTGAGCTTTAAATTAATACGATTTGACAACGATGTAGTATCTGAACCGATAAGAAATCCCTGTGCATTTACCCATACCTTGACTGCCGTTGAATCAAAATATTTTAATAACGTATCTATCAATGCCGTTTCTGTTATCACAAAAGAAGTATCGGAAAGTAACATATATGCCGCCGCTTCAATGCCTCCTAAGGAATCAGCGTTGTCCACGCTCATAGCTCCTGCCGTTGTCCCGATAGTCCCATCAGGATACAGTATAGCTTTTTGAACATTAACGGTATCATGAAAGATGGCTTCACCTGCGACACCCAGCGTATCATTCACTTTCACATTGCCCTGAAAGTAGGGCTTTGTATAATTCTCTGTTACATTGGTCTGCGAAAAGACAAACAAAGGCAAAGAAAGGAATATAAAGATTAATTTTTTCATTACACTTGATATATAAAGATTATTGTAGCATCAGTAATTGACCCTCCTGCTAGATTGACATTAAAATTGTTTATATTAATATCGTTTCCAGTAGTAGCTACATACGTGCCTCCATCTTTTACTGAATAAGCAATAGGATTAACACCTAAAGTATGTGTCACGGTGTTATCACCCGCATTTAGCGTCTGCGTAATAGTCTTGTTAGATAGGTTGCCACCGCCCGAAGCATAGGGGTTGCCATCTATGTCTACTAAGATAACTTTTTGTACAGAAGCTCCATCATTGAGCTCTTGTATGCTTTTAAATGGTTGTGGCATGTCTTTTTATTTTTTTATTGTTATATGGTTGTTTTTCTGCTTTGTTTTCATAGAGTATCTTTTCCGCTTTTAAGTTTTGGTTTTCCTCTTGAAGACTTTTAATGATGTCGCCCTGTCCCGATATTGTTAGCATAGCTCTCTCTAGCTCATCTTCCGCAAAGAGCTTCTCGTCTTTTGGAGCGTCCAAAATAACAACGAGTCCCTTTTGTACAAACGATTTAGCCGTGCTTGCATCCAACTCTAATATTTTGCCAATCGGCTGAAAGGGTTTACCCCTAAATCTGTCATTGATAACTTTACATTTCATCATTCCTAAATTATTAGTTAATATTATTTTATCATCTTTTTTGCCACTTCCATTGCCTGACTCTCTCTGTGTTCCTGTCAGCACTAAATCTATCCATACTATATTTAGCTTCTTGTACAATTCGCTTATCACCCTATAGTCGCCACGCCTCCACTCTGTCCATGTTACGTCTTTTAGGTGTTTTGAATTAAACATAAAACCAATTCCTGAAATATCTTTAACCACTGGCTCACATCCAAAATGTTCATCGCTTGGAACTATAATGCTTCCGATTTTCACCCTCCATAATATCAAGTCGTCTTCTCCTGTGATGCTATTAGTAATAGTATCAAGAGCATTGTTATTTATGAAAATATCATCATCATCAAGGTATATCACCCACCCCTCCTTCACCTCTTTTGCCATCTCATTCAAATAAAGATTGTAAGGGAAGTGAGCACCGTAATTTTGTGTGTTTTTATGTAGGGTTTTATCGACTTCTATCCTATCATAATATGTAGAATAGGCATTGTATTTATAAGTGTATGTATCAACCGCCCCTTTCTCTATGCCTAATATTGACTGCACGTTCTTATATTTTTGGAAATATATACTGTTCATTAATCCGTCTATGTAGTTGGCTCTGTTGCTTGCCCTTGTCAGTATGTTTACTTTTGGCTTCTCATCTACATATACCTGCTTGATGGTCTGTAGTAAGCCCTCGTAGTTGTCGCTGTAGTATATGTCGCTGCCTCCTATCTTTGGATACCATCGCCAAAACGACCCCACTTGAAGCTCTTTACATTGCTTGCTATATATGATATTTTTGCCTCCAAAATAAGAAGCCAGGATACTATGTCCTCCATTCATGGTGATGAAATGTTCGCAATTGGCAAATATTTTCAACTGTATAGTATTGAAACTTTCATCTTTAAAGTCGTGGATATTGATGACCTCTGGATATTGTTTTAATAGTTCAAAGTCTCCTATATTTACAGGCTCTATATTGTCGTAGTATTCCTCCCTTCCTTTTATATTGATATAAACTATCGTATATTTGTCTTTTAAGAGGTCAAACATATCCCTTAGACATCGTATATTGAAATAGTTTATCGGCGGCTTGCCCCATTCTTCATTAATTCTGTTGCATATCACTACAGTTGGCTTGTCCCATTTGTATTTAGTATTCTTGTAATGATATTTGTAAGGTGGCACTTTAAACTTACTAAAGTCAAAGTATGGGTTGTGGATGGCTACATTGGGCACTCCTGAATGTAATGCCGCCTCCATATTATCCCATGACCGCCCTGTGTCCTCCTCTGTGTGGTCAGGGGAGAAGTAATATAAAGGCGAAGTGTCGAAGCTACTTATAGTGCCATCTAGCTCACCCTGCATGTGTAGGTAGTACGCATAAGGCAAAGCACTCAACAGCTCGTACCCGAACTCTATATGATTTGCGTGTACTATTTTGGACATAATATTAAAAATAATTGGTCGTGTGGTTGTTTTGTTTCGCCTCCAAAACTTTTTATAATAGTGAATCCTTTTAATGCGTCTAATATTTCTGCGATAGAATATACTGTCCTCGCCTCGTCTAACGTTGGAGCATTAGGTGGCGATGTAAACCATGTACATAACAGCTTGCCGTCTTTTTTTAACACCCTCTTAATCTCTTGTATATAAACCTCGCAGGCTAACATAGGTTGGATGTGTGTAAATACACTCGTCAATGTTATGGTGTTAAAATAACTATCCTCAAAAGGAAGTATCATGGCTTCAGGCGGTATCGTTCCCATAGGGTTGTATCGCTTGTTGTATACGTCGAGATAATGAAAGGCAAATGTAGGATATTCCATAAAAGCCTCGTTGCAATATTCAACACACCCTTTTATTATTTCTAATCCGTGATATTCAATATCCTTATCTACCTGCCCCATAGCAAGCCTTCCGTTCCCGCTTCCTATGTCTAGCACCCTGTATCCGTCCTTTATTATATCTAATCCGTTAATTAAATCTTTCAATACTAGATAGTTCTTGTAGAACTTCTCTAAGGATCCTCCGCTTACCGGCCCCGCTTTAATGTTTTGTATTTTATTTTTCCAATCCATAGTTTAAAAAAAAAGGGAGAGCGTTATTTACCCTCCCCTCCCAATTATTAAAAACTACAATTAAGAACCTGAATCGATAGCCGCTTTGTCAGTAGAGATAGTTCCTTTTAAGAAAGCAAAAGTTTTGTAGATAGGTAACAAACCTTCAATTTCAAAGTTGAACGTAACAAGATTTTTGATGAAGTTAGTATCATGTTGTTCTGATACACTCATTGTCAAACCTTGTGTCTCATACCATTCTAAGGAAGTAGCTGAATAATCACCTACTAAATAAGCGTCAGCAGAAACATGGAAAGTATCAAACACAGGAACACCGTCAATATATAATTGACCCGCTCTCCTTTCTACCATAACAGCACTTTCTACATATTCTCCTGTTGAGCTTTTAGTAACTTTCACACCGTAAACGTCTTTAGGGTTCATAAAGATTGCTGTACCCCTAAGGTTCGTGATTTCAGAAAGTCTACACAAAGCAGCAGAGATAACGTCCGCAGTGTTTGCAGAATCAACAGTAGAAGCTAATGTCCCAGCTGTGAAAGTTGTTGCGTTGTTAAACAATCCATCTACGGTGTTTGAAGTACCATCACCGTTTATAATAGAGTTATTCAATGTTTCAATCAACTGCTCATTGAACCTGTTAGTCAAGTGATTTATAAGGAAACTAGTATTTCTCAACGCCTTCTTACTTACGTCGATATGTGTTCCCATACGTACTGAAGTAGTCTTCACCTGTTGTAGATTGAGAGTACTTTCAGCTGATGCAGCATTTTCTGCTAAAAATCCAGCTGCATTACTGTATCCTGTTTCTTTGATGTGGTCAAGAACATCAACATCTGAAGTACCCCCTGAAAGGATTGCTCTAATGTCAAATTTCTTTGGACCCAAGAAAGCAACCTCCGGCCCCTTTCTTTCTGGCGTAACTACGTCATTGGTAAAACCTCCCATTGTTACATCTTTCAGTTGTATCCCCTTAGACTGTCCTCTTTGTCCTCTATCATTGAACTCTTTAAACTCGTCACTTTGTAATGCTTTTGCTATAGCATCTTTTAAAGTAACAGTTTTTTTAGAAACACCAGTTTCTTTCAACTTAGTGATAGAAAGTCCTGCTTCGTCAATCTGTTTTTGGATGTCCAATTTTAAGTCCTCTATGGATTTTGTTAACCCTTCTGTTTTGCTTGATTCTTTTAACGCATCAAGTTGGTCTGTAAGCTTCTTCATTTCGTCATCAAAGTATTCTTTTTTAATCAAACCCCTTGATTCTTTTTCAGAAAATTCTTTCATCTTTGCTTCGATTTTTCCAAATAACGCTTTTTCTTTTTCTGTTGGCACGTCAGCACCAGCACCCCCTTCACCTTCTACTATATACATAGCAAATGTGAAGGGCATAAATACAGAGATTAAAAATCTCATAAATAAATTCTTTGTTTTCATTGTTTTTAAATTAGTTAAATAAATTAGTAATGATTTCTATTCTCGGCTCGTCAATCTTTGGAGTGATTTTTGTCGGCTCCTCTTTGATAAGTGAATTATATAGCGTTTGGATTTGCTTCAGATCTACCTGAAACTGCTCCATAGTCTCGTCTGAATATGTGCCATTAGATAATGCCTTTACAAGTTTGTCCATCCTGGCATTAAGCATATCTATCTGCTCCATTTTGTTTCCCTTTGCACTTACAATGTGCGTGAGGTGGTTTGCTCCCCATGTGACGCTCGAATATTCCCATAGCTTCACCTCTGATATTTTCCAATATAGGATTTGGTCGCCCTCTATTACTTTTTCCGTCTTGATGGTGTTGAATCCTATGCTCAATTCTGTGATGATGCCGTCAATGTGCTGTTGTAATTTATCTTGGCTTGGCTGGTCTGTTCCGAACTTACTTACAAAGAACAATCCCTTTTCGTCTTCTTGTAGCGTGGTTGGGATTGCTATCGGTGTCCATGAATCATGTTGCCATAGGTGTTTTATTCGTGGTATCTTAGCATCAACTCCCCTCTCTTTAAGTGTCTTCTTAAAAGCACCCTTCATTACCATATCCCTGTCGCTATCAATCACATTAAATATAGATGCGTATCCAGCTACTGTCCCCTTCTCGGTGTCAATATCCTTTATTTCTGTTTGTGCTTTTATCTGATAAAAGGTCTTCATTATGTGTGATTGTGTTTTATGAAATACTTTTTACAAAAATAATGCACTTAGTGTTAATAAAAAGGTACAATATATTACAAGGTATTTGTTGAAGGTGTCGTTTTTTTTTACTTTTGCAAAAATTCTTATATGTATAAAGACGTTTCCATATCTCAACTACCCCATCAGTGGGTTTTAGATAACCTTACCGATTACCAAAAGAAGACGTTGGAGATTAAATACTTCGTAAAAAGAGAAGTAAAGACAAGGGAAGGCAAAAGAGTTGATGTCATCTGGGACTTAGGCAAGGAGATGGGGCTGTCATCAGAAGCCATCAGTAAGATATTCTATAAGGCTACCGACGTTGACTTACCTGCATCCTCTAATAAAACTAATGATGAAGGTATGTAAATCTTGTCCATCGCTGGGTCTGGCATGACATCCATCCCTTGTATCGTTCTCCTTTGGTTGGGCGACATCCACCATGTCTTTTCTAGCGTTGCAGCCATCTCTTTAAAATTATCTTGCAATACCGATACGTTCTTCCAGTTCAAGTCCAGCCAATATGTCTTACCTTCTGCTAAAGAATAGGGCTTTACTAGCCAGCTATTAAGCTCGTCCCTCAAGTCATTCATAATAGGCATAACCACCTCTGTGATTAATGACTTCTTTGCTTCCTCTTGATTGTTGTATGTCTTATTTTCAGGGTCGTTGAATAGCTGCGACTGTACACCGTAGATATTACATAGCGTACGTAAATCTAATTTCTTGCTCTCGATGATAGCTAAGTCAACAGGCGACATCCCCATATTGTACCATCTGACATTGGCAGCGGTAAATAAAACCTTGTTAATATTTTCAGTGCCTCCGAACTTCTCTCTATATTTTTCTTCTACTGCTTTAACTTCATCACCACTCATAGCCATACTCTCGTCTCGGGCATCACCCGAGATGATACCCATAGCTCCGTTGTTAATAAAGGATTTAACCCTTGCCGTGTCGGCACTATTGGATGCTGCGATGTTTTTAAACGCTGCTTTTAGCGGAGATATCCCCCATAAATAAGCCCCATTGGCATATTCAGGATTGAAATACCTTGAATGTAGTACGTTTTCCGCTGGGATGTCGTGTCGCCTATTGTATGTTATATTAAGCCTATAGCCCTTAATTGGCTCTCTCCAATCCCCCGCCACTATGTCCGTAAGCTGCGGAGGCATCAACCATAGTTCTTGAAACAACCCTTTGTTCTTGCCGAAGTCAGGAGCCACCCCATTGATTAAAGCGTTGCCAGTTGTTAGCTTAAATCCTACATAGTTACATAGGAACTCCGTATATCCCTGTATATTGTTGGGGTGTTCTAATAGGTCTAATATCCTGTGCTCTGGTATTTCTTTCAATGCCTTTGTGCGGTATATCTCCGACTTTATAGTAGCGGCATTGTTGATCTGTTTGTAGTGTCGGAGCTCTTTCTTATTGACCACTTCGTTGAGCGTCCACTCTATAGAAGAACAAGTCTTGCAAATTTTATCAATGATAGAATACACATCAGCGTTGCCCATGTATCCCTCTTTAATAAAGTTGTCGAAGCTTGCTTCTTTGTAGATGGGGTTGCCCATCCCTATAAACCTGAAAATCTCTTTGCTTATAACAGAGCCGATAGCCCTTGATATTTGTTTGCGGAAAAACCCTCTAAACATAATAAAACATTTTTACAAAAATAATGTTTATTATGTAACTTATTATGTAATTTATTTTATATGGGTAGTTCACAATATTAATTACATAATTAAAAGGATTGCTTAAACATCCTCATTGCTTCTTCTTTTTCGCTTTGCGTTGGAGGGGTAACAACGTATGAGGTGTATGCTGGGAAGTATTGAGCCCTCCATATCTTAAATGATTCTAATGCTTTTGCTGTCATGTTTTAGTTTTGTTTTCGTAGTTGAGCAAGTAGCCCTATCTCCTGATTATCAATGTTAATTATTTTGTATATGATTTCATTATTTATGCAAATAAATAACATTAATTTCAATATACAAACAAAAAAATGATTTATTATTATGCAACAGCAAAAGCAACCCTTATATTCTTTTCAATGATGCCAGTCAGAGCGTCAGGGGCGTCATCGTGCTTGTTCTTGCCTACCCTCTGATAACTTGTAACATCTTCGTAGAACTTCTGCCATCTGTCCATCCAATTGTCGGGGAAGAGTATATACTGCTGAACATTGGAACTGTTGCTATTGATACGCTGTTGCTTATTTTTGGACTGATGAAACCACTTTACCGAACAATGATATTGATTTTCGTCCACTATTCGCTGTACATTACGTGCAAAGGCACGACCTCCTGCATTACTTTCTATGTCCACCGTCTTTGCATCGTTTCTAATAAGCAGTTTTGCAACCTCTATTTCTGTTATCTCGTTTGCGTCAGTAGTATAATATACATCCAGTATGTACCGCTCTTGCCTATATTTGCCATATACGATAGCACAAAGGAAGTCCTCCCCTTCGTCAGCCGTATCTATGTATACCTTGACCTCCAATAGGCTGTTGCCGTTGTCATCTCTCGGGATGTCTTTATACGTCTTTAGGTTTTGATACAACGCCCCAGCTATGTCAATGACCTCCTGCTGGTAGTTGGCAAGGAATATCATCTTGGTATTGTTGTCCCTAAAGGATGAAATCTTTCGCTCCTCGTAGGTCTTCCTGTTGAGGAAGTCCTCACATAGCATACTGTCGGTGTCTTTGTTGTATGCTGGTCTTTTCAGCACATACCAGCTGCCATCATTATTAGCTAATATACGCCCCGCTATGTCGTTCTTGTTCCATCGTGTGTGATTTACTATCTCTAGCGGCTCGCCTCCTTTTGCCGACACCCTACTCTTAAACGTCCCCTCGTACCATAGCCATATCTTTGATAGGTGGGTCTCATTTAATGCCTCCTCTGCTCCCTTCACTGGGTCATCAACTATCAATATTGTTGCACCTTTTCCTGTTATACCTCCTCCTACCCCTGCTGATAGGAAGTTGAAGTGTTCACCCTCCAAAGCCCATTTCTGTACCCCTTTATCGCCTTCTTTCTGCTTTGCCGTGAAGATGTCCGAATATACCACCTCGTCCATGTTCTTCTTTTCCATCATGCCATCCCGTACATATCTGCTGAACTCTGTCGCTGCCCAATCGGAATAGCTACATTGTATAATACGTTCCTGTTGGTTTAGACCAAATACCCACTGACAAAAGTTCGTTAACGTGATAGTCTTTAAATGTTGAGGGGGATAGTTGATGATTAACTTCTTGTATACTTTTCCGTCTTCTTGAGGCAATCCAAAATATAGGCGTTCTAGCGTATCGCATAACTCAACAGCATGTTCTTTTCCAGTATATAATTGTGGATGCTTAAGCTCGCAAAAGTCATATAGATGCCTCCTAGCTAGCTCAATCTTTAGTGCCTTCCAGTCGCTTAGCAAGTACCGCAACGTTTCGGAGCTCATCGTCTGATAATTTAGTTAAATCTACTTTAGTGTTTACGGTGGCTTCTACCTTTGTCTCGTTGTAATTCATTGATAGTGATTTTCTTTCTTCATGCTCGCAAATAATCTTAAATAATGCTAATTGTAACGTGGGGTTGTCTGATTTATACCACTTTGATAAAAGAGAATGTTTTGTCCTGTTTTTGTTATCATCCAACGCCTTTATTAGGGTGTCCGATTTATTAAGCCCTATCTCATAAAATTGGCTTCTTGATATACCACTATAAAAAGAGAATATCATCTCTACTGTAAAGATATTGTTTTTTTTAATACATTCTAATATCTCTATTTCGTATTTTTTAAATTCTTTCATTATGTTTTATACTTGTCATGCCTCCTTCCAGATACTTACATATTTCTGCTACTATTTCAGGGCAATATTTCATTTTAAACGGAATAACAAACATCTTATCGTGAAAATCACAAAACGGAATAACAAACATCTTATCGTCAAAATCACAAAACGGAGGGCTAACCATATTGCCAGTATTGCGTCTAATAGTGTTCTCATAATTCATCAAAAAGGGAGGTCGTCTTCATACCCTTGAATAGGTATTGCTGTTTGTGTAGCCGAATGTT